GCGAATGAAACCACACAAGCGCCAACAGCAACGCGGTGCCCACCCTGGTGAGCGACAAGTTCTTCGAGAAGATGAAGAAACTGGCTCCCATGCTTTCCGAGATCACCCTGCTGAGGGTCGCCGGCAACATCAAGTTCGTTGCTGAAGGCACCCGCAACACCGCGAACGCGAAGCACACCGAGAACAGCGCCCTGTCTCCCGCTGCCGACACCACCGTGTCCGTCAGCCTGGGCGGCTATGAGTTCATGAAGGTCATCCAGATCTCCCGCACCGCGAAGCTCATGAGCATCGACGCGTTCGAGGGCTGGCTTGTTGAAATGCTCGCCGGCGACATCGCCCGCAGCATCGACAACTACATCCTGAATGACTCCACCAACGGCATCGACTACATCACCTGGACCAGCAACACCAACCAGATCGTCAACACCACCTTCACCTACAAGAGCGTGTGCGACCTGATCGCCCTGCTGCCGGCTGCCTATGACGCGGAAGCCAAGTTCCTCACAAACAAGGCGACCCTGTACGGCACCATCGCCCAGATCGTGGACAGCGCCGGACGTCCCATCTTCGTGCCTGACACCGTGACCGGTATCGGCGGCCGCCTGATGGGCTATCCGCTGGTTGTGGATGACTATGTCAACACCACCCGCAAGACCCTGTACCTGGGCAAGTGGACCGATGTGGTCGGCAACCTGTCCGAGGACATCCATGTTGACAGCGACGAGAGCGCGGCTTTCGCCTCTAACGCCGTCATGTACCGCGGTATCGCTGTGTTCGACAGCAAGCCGGCCAAGAACGACGCCATCGTGCGCCTGGTCAGCACCACCGCCTGATAAGGTCTGAAGGGGACGCCCATCAGATAGCCCCGGCAGGGTTTCACCCTTTACCTGCCGGGGCGCTTTTCCGCAAAGGGTGAATGAGGAAAGGGGAATTGATGATGAAAACGATGGTAGCCATCCCGTGCATGGACACGGTGCAGACCGAATTTGCTGACAGCCTGCTGAAACTGAGGCCAAAGGGCCTGATGATGCACGCGTTTATGCCGTGCAGCCTCATCTACAAGAGCCGGAACGACCTGGGACAGCTGGCGGTGAAGGAAAAGGCGGATTACGTGCTGTGGCTGGACAGCGACATGGTGTTCCCGAGCGACACCCTGGTGGACCTGATGGCCGACCTGGAAGACGGACGGGACATTGTGGCGGCGGTCTGCCACATGCGGCGGCCTCCGTTCCGGCCGGTGTTCTACAAGAAGCTCCGGATGGGGCTCACACCGGCGGAAAACGAGTATGAGCACTATGACGACTACCCTGCGGACGCACCCTTCAAGGTTGAGGCCTGCGGGTTCGGGTGCATGCTGATGCGGACCAGCGTGCTGGAGACCGTGATCAACAAGTACGGCGACCTGTTTGCCCCGCTGCCGGGATTCGGCGAGGACCTGAGCTTCTGCGTCAGGGCGAGGGGATGCGGGTACGACATCTGGGTGGATCCGAAGGTCCAGGTCGGGCACAAGGCGAGCACCATCGTGACGAAAGAGACTTTTGAAGCGTTCAGGAGGGCGACGGAACATGCTGAAGGAATGCAGACAGGCGCTGAGGATCACGACTGACGCCTATGACGGGGAGCTCTGCTCGCTGATGAGGGCGGCTGTGAAGGATCTGGAAATCGCCGGCGTGATCATCCCGGGCAGGGTCGCCTTTTCCACGACGGTCACCACCGCCGGGACGACCACGAACGACGGCAGCACGCTGAAGGACCCGCTGGTGATGCGGGCCGTTTTCACGTATGTGCGGCAGCACTTCGGGAGCCCGGACGACTATGACCGGCTGAAGGAAAGCTACAACACGCAGAAGGTCCAGCTGATGCACGCGGACGCCTACACCAACTATGACGGCGGTGATTGCGAATGATGCGGGCGGACGTGATTGACCTGATCACAGAGAACGCGAGCGCGCACGGGGTGCACGCGGCCGTGACCGAAACGGCGCGGACCGTGTACTGCACGGTGCAGAGCGTGAGCAGGAGCGAATTTTACAACGCGCTGAACGCGGGCGTGCAGCCGGAATACGTTTTCGTGCTGGCGCTGGCGGAGGACTACCAGGGCGAGCGCGTCGTGCGGTACCACGGGCAGAAGTTCCGCGTGGTGCGGACCTACATGACCGCGGACGACGGCATCGAGATCACCTGCGAGAGGAGTGACGTAAATGGCACGTAACCGGACGGTCACCCAGACGGTCACGACAACCACCGTCACGAGGGACGCTGCGGACATCCTGGTGGAGCAGCTGAACACCATCGAGGGAATCGCGTTTGTAAGGGACGCCTGGGAGAACAAGGCGCCGGATGATTACGGCGTGGTGGAAATGTCGGAGCAGAACAACGCCCTGTACGCGGACAACCACATGGTCGCGCAGGAGTTCCGGCTGACGGTTCACCTGTACGCGACGGACGGGAGCAACGCATGGATCGGGAAGATCCAGAACGTTCTGGACGAGTACACGGACGGCTACCGGATGGGCCCGCACGAATACCTGTTTGACATCGGCAAGAACCACTGGCAGTGGACGGTGTACATAATCTCTCCGCTGCAATGGGAAGAGGCGGTGCAGGGTGGCTAAGTTCACTTATGAGGACGGAGCGGACTTTGACGGGAAACTGGACAAGATGAGCCGTGGCACCGTGAAGACCATTGTGATGGCCGGCGCGGATGAATGCACGAAGGACATGCAGGCGGCTATTGGCAATTACCACCATGTAGGGAAGACGGGGAGCATGCAGAAAAACGTGCGGCCCGGCATCTACCACGAAGACCTGAACAGCGGATGGGTGGAAGTCTATCCGCAGGGGACGGACAGCCGCGGCGTGAGCAACGCGAAGAAGGCGTTTGTGATCGACAGGGGCATCGGTGCCAATCCGACAATCAGGTCAAACAGGAAAGTCAAAAACAAGACAGGCGACAAGTTTATCAGAAAAAACGAAAAGCAATTCAAGTCTGACGTTCAGCGAGCCATGCAGGCCGCCAGCGACAGGCTGATTGCGGACACATTCAAGTAGGAGGGTAAAACCTATGGCAAGAATCGGACTGAAAGGCCTGACCTACGCCACGATCAGCACCGGCGGCGAAGGCTCCGCGGTTGTTTACACCGGCGGCGCCACCAAGGGCGACATGATGATCCGGGCGGAGATCACGCTGAACCATGAAGACGTGAAACTGTTTGCTGACAACCACACGGTGGAACGCGCCAACGGCGTGGTCGGCGGCACGATCGCCCTGGAGCTGGCGAAACTGCCGGACGACGTGAAGACGGCGCTGCTGGGCTATGCCGTGAACGGAAACGTGCTGACGGTCACTGAGGACCCGGCGCCCTACGTAGGGTTCGGCTACATCGTCGGCGAGATCGCGGGCGGCGCGAAGAGCTATGTGGGCTACTGGTTCCCGAAGTGCCAGTTCGGCCTGGACAACGACAGCGCGTCCACCAAGGGCGAGAACACCGAGTTCCAGACCAACAGCCTGACGGGCGAGATCCTGGGCGTCGTGACGACAACGGGCGGCAAGGCGGAGTTCTACTACACCGACCGGGAGAGCACGGAAGCCACAGTCGTGACCTGGCTGAAGGGCAAGGCCGGCATCAGCTAAGTATTGCAAAATGTATCACAACGGGGCGGAGGGAAGACCTTCCGCTCCGGCTTTTTGTGCATGAAAGGGGTTAAAGGGAATGGCAAAGGTAACGGTTAGCGGAAAGGAATACGGGCTCCGGTTCGACCTGTACGCGATGGAGCAGATCGAGGAGGAGCTGGGCAGCGTAAAAAACGCGTTCGACATGCTGCGCGAAGGCCGGCAGATGAAGGCGACGCGGACGCTGTTCAAAGTGCTGGCGAACAGCTGGCTGAGCTACAACGGGGAAAAGGAAACAGTGACCGGCGACGAGATCAAGCACGCCGGCATGGACGTGGTTGTGCAGGTGTCGGAAGCACTGCAGCAGGCCATCACGGAGGGAAGCAAGAGCGAGGCCACCGGCGGGAACGAGGCCGACGACGAGGTGCATGACCTGTACCTGGAAGAGATTGAAAGAAAAAACTGATCAACCGGCGGGCGACGCGGGTCCGGGAGTACTACGGCTACGCGCTGATCGCCGGGATCAGTGTGGCGGACGCCAGGCGGATGATGCCGGGGTTCATTATGGACATGTTCAAGATCCACGCGGAATTTGAGTTCCGGCTGAACGGGATCAAGAAACAGAGGAAAATGCTGGGGGGATAAGGCGTGGCAAACGACATCAAACAGAAGATCGTGCTGGAGGGCGAGAAGGAATACAACCGCGCGCTGACGGACGCGAAGCGGAACCTGAAGACCCTCCGGAGCGAACTGAAGGCGGAGACGGCGGAGCTCGGGAACAACGCGACCGCCCAGCAGAAGAACGAAAAACGGATCGAGAGCCTGCGGAAACAGATCAAGGAGCAGGAGAAGATCGTCAAGACCTACCAGGAAGCGCTGAAGGAAGTAAAGACCAAGTATTCCGACAACGAGGAAGCCATCGCGAAGTGGGAGGTCAAACTGAACGACGCCCGGACCGCCCTGGCAAACATGAAGAACGACCTGGAAGGGGTCGGGAAGAGCTTCAAGGACATCGAGGGCAGCGCGGACATGGCCACGGTGGCCACCAAAAGCGTGGCGGATACCTTCAGCCAGCTGAGCGACATCGGAGGTGCCATCAGCGACAGCATCGAGCAGGCGTTCACAGGACTGCTTGGCACGGCGAAACAGGTGATCGGCGCGATCTGGGAAAACATCGTAGACCTGGCGGCGAGGAGCAACAACCTGGTCGACCTGGCGGGGTTCTGGAACACGGACGTGACCACGATCCAGAAGTATGCCGGCGCTGTGCAGGAGGTTTCCGGGAATCTGGAAGACCTGAGCAGCCTGGTCACGAAGATCAACTCCGCGGACGTCAAAAAGGTTACGGAACTGACGGGCGTATCCAAGGCTGAGTACAAGGACCAGTGGAAGTACGCAATGACCGTGATGGACGCGCTGAGCGAGATGAACAAGGATGTCGAGAAACGGAACAATGCCGCGTTCGAGATCTTCGGCGGGAAACAGGCGACAAAGGCTTTTGACCTGCTGAACGACTGGGAAAAACTGCAGGACAAACTTGACAAATATGACGCCGAAAAGGGCGGCTACGGCCTGACAGAGGAAGAGCTCAAAAACATGAGCGATCTGTATGACACCGTCAACGGGCTGAATGCCAGCTGGCAGAGCCTGCGGGATATGGCCACGGTGAAACTGTTCGGCGACCTGGCGATCAGCGTTACCGGCAACGCGCAAGCCATTATGGACGCGATGCTGAAATATATGAACGCGGGGGACGAAGACGAAAGGAACGCGGCGCTGAAGGAGATCGAGGACAACATCCTCGCGATCTTTACAAAGGCAAAAGAAGCGATCGAAGAAGGCATAGAGATGCTGGACAAGATCGCGGAGGACCTGAAGCTCAGCGACAATCCGACGGCCAAGGCTCTGGGCAACGTGATCGACGGCCTGGTGGAGGCACTGAAGTGGCTGACGAAGGACAACATGCACAACGTCATTGTTGCCCTGGACATGCTGGCCGGGTTCTGGCTTGCCGGCAAAGGCCTTGCGATGGGCACCAAGATCGCAAGCATCGTGAAGGACATCGCGACCATCCAGGCGTTTAATGCGGGCGGCGGTGCGGGCACTGCGGCGGCGGCGGCAGGCAGTTCCGTTGCCGGAGGAGGCGGTTTGTTTGCGACGATGAAAGCCGGCCTTGCGACTGCCGGGAAGGTGCTTCCATTCGCGCTGCCGGCGATCCTGGCGGTGGACAGAGTGGTCGACATTATCCAGCAGACGCAGGAGGCGCTGGCGAAGGGCCAGGCGTCCATTGACAACTTCAGCGAGATGACGAAGCGGTTCGGCGGCACGGAAGCCTACGAACTGTGGAGCCAGCTGTACGGCTACCAGCACATCCGGCAGGAGGGCGAAGGAAGCGGGGAAGCCTGGGCGGACATGGATAAGTTTGCCGAGACCTGGCAGAAGTGGCTGAACGACGAGATCGAGAACAGGTCGCTGGATGAGATGTGGGACCGGATGACAAACGAGCAGGCCAACGCGTTCCGGGAGGCCATGAAGCTGTACATCTCCGACGCGAACCTGGACCCAGAAGAGATGCAGGAGAAGGTCTGGGGACCGATGCAGGAAGCGATCGGGATCCTTGAGACAGTGATGCAGGAATCCGCGGACGGCGACGACATGGCGAGGCTGACGGAAGGGCTGAACGCCCTGGCGGACGCTTACACGCTTGACGGCGCTGAGGACGAATACTGGAAGAACAACGGCGGGAACAGCGGGAACCAGGACGGCCTGACAAGTTCCGACGCAAAAAACATGACGGACGCGGTGAACCGGATGCCGGCGGCGATGCAGCGGGCGATGGGCAACATCCGGGTGATCATGGACGGGCAGACCGTTGGCAATTTGGTTGCGCCGTATGTATCGCAGTTTATTGGCATGGGAATCGGATGATAAGGAGGGAGACGGATGCAGCTGAAGCGGCGGGTGGCGCTGGGAGGCGTACAGCTTGACAGCCTGGACAACCGGATCCTGATCACGGGGATTGACGAGGCGGCGGGCCGGGAGACCATCAGCGCGGTGAGCCTGGGCGGAGCGCCGGGGCAGCGGGTGACGAACCGGAGGCGGGACACGCTGGACATCACGGTGAAGTTCGCGATGAACATCAAAAACAGCGACATGTCCGGGCGGAGCACCCTGCTGGACAAGGTGAACGCATGGGCGCGGCCGGGCGGGTGGCTGACGGTCGGGCACCGGAGCGGGAAGCGGCTGTACGTTGCGCTGGCACAGGCGCCGGGCGGCGGCGACCAGTTCAACTGGACGAACGACTACACGGTGGTGTTCCGGGCGTATGAGACGCCGTTCTGGGAGGACACGACGGCGGTAACGGACAGCGCTGAAGGAACAAGCTGTTCCGGGACTGTAACGGTGCCAGGGAGCGCGGAGACGGTGGCGGAGGTTACCGTGAAAAACCTGTCAGCGAATCCGCTGACCACGGTTTCCCTGTCTGTGAACGGGCACACGATGGCGTTTTCCGGGCTGAGCATCGCCACCAACGGCACGCTGGTGATCGACCATGAGCGGAGCGGCGGGGCGTACTTCCTGCGGGCGAAGGTGGGCAGCGCAAGCGTGCTTGCGAAGAAGACCGGCGCAGATGAGTTTGTGTGCCAGCCCGGGAACAACAGCTGGAGCTCCACGACAAATGTGAACGCACTGGTAACGGTCAGCGTGAAGGGGAGATACCTATGATGAAACTGCTTCAGGCGCACAGCCTGACAGCGACGGACGCGTTCATGCCGGAAAGCATGGCGCTGAACCTGAGCGAGCGTCAGAGCACGGCCACGCTGACGGTCGGACCGGGCGCGCCGGAGATCTCCGTTGGCGCATGGATCCAGGACGACGCGGACCCGGGCAGCGGGATCGTATGGCGTGTGAAGACGGTGGACACACAGTTTGACACCGGGACGCGGACGATCCAGCTGGAGCACCTGGTCACCGCCCTGAAGGACCGGATCATGTTCGGGGAGATCAAACCGAGCACGATGGGCGGAGGCGCAACCTGCACGGCGAGGCAGGCAGTTGAATACATCCTCAGCAACCAGAGCGACTGGGCGCTGGGGACTTTTTCGTATGAGGTAAGCAATCCGTACACGTTCAACGGTGACGATTTGATGAGCGCGCTGGAAACGGTGAGCTCAAGCCTGAGCGACTGCTGGTGGAGCTATGACTTCAGCAGTTACCCGTTTGAGCTGAACATCACGCAGCGGGCGGACACGGTTGGCACGGAACTGCGGCTGAGCCGGAACATACAGACGGCAAAGCACACGGTGGACAGGACGCGGATGTACACGCGGCTGTATCCCATCGGAAAGAACAACCTGCACATTGACGGGAACTATGTAAGCCAGAACGAAAACCTGTACGGCATCATCTGCAAGACAGAGACGGACCAGAGCAAGGACAGTAAGGGGGAGCTGAGGCGCTGGGCGGAGGAACGGATCGCGAAGCACTGCGAGCCGAGCGTAACGGTGACGGTGAACGCGCTGGACCTGAGCGACGCGACCGGGGAGGACCTGGACGCGATTACGCTGGGCGCGGTGTGCCGGATGCCGATCCCGGGGCTGCCTTCTCCGATCCAGGAGATCATCACACGGATCAGCTGGCCGAACAAGATCGCAGAGCCCAGGCGGGCGACTGTGACGCTGGCGAACGCCCGGGAGGACGTGGCCAGCATCGTCAACAGCCTGATGAAGAGCAGCGGATCCAGCGGGCGCGCCGGCGCTAAGAACGCGGAAGAGGACCATGCCTGGTTTGTGGACACGACGGATCACGTCGCAATGATCGCGGAGGGCGTCGCCGGCGAGGGTGCGAGCACGGACTGGAGCATGGTGGCGAACCTGCTGGTTGACGGGAACGGCATCCACCAGCGCGTGACACAGGCACAGGGCGAAATTGTGGAGGCGTTTTCCGCCATCGAATCCACGTCCACGGCGATCATGCTGGAGGTCAACAACGTCAAGTCCGACCTGCGGTCGTTCATCCTGCAGACGCCTGAGATGATCCACGCGGAGGTCGGCAGCGCGGTGAGCGGATTCGCCCAGAGCGTGATCGAGCAGACGGCGACATACATCCGGACGGAGGTAAGCAACGCGGCAAGCTCCATCACGCAGTCCGTTGTGGAACAGACGGCGGAATGGGTGCAGACGGAGGTCGCCTCCGTGGCGTCCGGGGTCGCGTGGTCCGTTGTTACGCAGACCATGACGAACATCATCCAGCAGGTAGGGACAAAGGCACGGGTGTACGTGCAGATGACCCAGCCGACCGGATCCATCAATGAAGGCGACATCTGGGTCAAGAGCACCGGGAAGCGCACCTGGGGAGACGCCGCGGCAAACAGCGGGAAATGGTCTGACGCGTCGTCCTTCCGGTGGAAAGACTATGCCGGCTCCGAGATGTATGTCTACAAGGATAACAAGTGGGTGCTGATCGGTGACAACGCGGAGGCGGCCGAACAGCAGGTTACCATTGAGCAGACAAAGTCGAGCATTGACATTATAGGACATGAGCTGGACACGCAGGGGCAGAACTACGAGAGCAAACTGCAGGTGACGGCCCAGCGGATCCGCGGAGAGGTCAGCACGGCGAAGAGCAGCCTTTACTCCGTTATCCAGCAGACCGCGACGAACGTATTCAGCGGGGTATACAACGAGGTTTCCGACCACTTCAGCACGATCGAGCAGACCAGCGAGAGCATTTCAATCGGCGTGAACGCTGCGAAAAGCTCGCTGGCCACGGTGATCCAGGTGACGGCCACCGGCGTATTCAGCGGGGTATACAACAAGGTCAGCGACAACTTCAGCACAATCGTGCAGACGTCAACAAGCATCGCGATCGGGGTCAACGCTGCAAAGAGCTCACTGTACACGGTGATCATGGCGAC